AAGGATGGATTTATAATGGATGATCATAAAGATTTATTTAAATTATTAAAAAGTTCTAAAGTTGATTTTGTAATGTCAAATGCAAAAGTCGATCTCGTAACCAGTAGTTTTAAAGAGTATAAGATAGACGATATTCCCGCGAGACGTGCAATAAATAGTAAAGACCCTTCGTCTATAACAATGGAGGTGCTCGTGCATGGATATGTTCAAAAATAGGACCCCAATCAGTCCTATATTTAGCAGGAAAGTAAACAATTTTTTTCTTCCCCTTGTTCGTGAGTGTTGTTTTACGCATAGCCGCGTTTTCACCTCTCACGTAGAAACACCCAATACCTTCATCGGACATAATTTCATACGTGTCTTCATATCTCGGAGAGTTCCAAAAACATTCGTTTAACATATACGAAAATCTAAAATTTGCATTTGGATACCTTTTTGAATACTGTTTGAGCTTATGATATCCAAGTCCAATTTTTTCATCTGTACTACCGAAACCTAGCTGATGCTTTTTTTCAATAATATGGATATAATTGTCATATAAACGACGAAACATTCCGTCGGGTTTCAATTTTTTTATATATTCTTTTTCTCCCTTAAACTGTTCGAGATATGTAATAGATTTTCCCTGGTCTATATACACGTAATCATCTCCATGAATCGAAATAAGTTCACCATTTTCGAAATCGGATGTTTCATGTTCAAAGACCTTCCCCCACTTGTTAGTTTTTTCACCTCCTTTTCCGTTTTGTATCATTTTATTAATTTTATATAGATAATATGCCTACTTAGGCTCTACATTTCTCTTCTTCTTCGAATATACATGAGTATGAACGATAAAATTATAATAATCATAAAAACTTGTGTTATTAAAACGGGGCGTAAAGGTTTTCTCGTTTCAAACGTTTCGTTACAAAAAGATCTTCCGACTTCTATAGCGGCTTCGATACTTGAGTAAGGTGTTTTTCTTTCGGACATCATACCACACAATGCAACTTTAGAAGATGTACCGTAAAATGGAACCTGTCCATACAGACTCAAAACACCCGACGATTGTTCAAATTCCCACTTTTCATTTTTCCAATATGCACCCCACCCTATACGAATATCCGCTGGTTTTTTAATACGTAATTGTTTTATAACTTCACTTTTAAGTGTTTCTGGGTCGGTCGATAAAACTTTTTTAGTGAGATTACATATAACACACGAAACTGTTTTATTGTCACTGAGAACTACGGGTTGTAAATTAAACTCTGTTTCCATAGCATATTCTAAATCACTTTTAGGTAAACGAATTGGTTCGTCGTAATATAATAAAATGTTAATACACCCGTACGTACTTGGTCCAATTTTTTTAAGAGTATCTTTACCCCAATTGTCATCTACAAGTTGTAACGCTTTACTATTGTCTATACATAAAACAAGGAGACCATCTTTTATTATTGTATTGTTTGTAAAAACAGCTTCGTACCCATCTTTTTCGTAATACACTTTTTCAACTTCACTTTCGAACATAAATTTAGCACCTTTATCTACGAGTGCTTTTTGCATTTTATCAGACATGACTTTACCCGAAACTTTTTGAACGTATTGTTTAGACATACCCACGTTATCAAAACTTTTTACAAACTCAAACGCTGACATAGTTTCCCAATTAACACCGTCCATAATTAACGGTAAAGTTTCTATTAAGTTTTTACCCGATTTGGATAACTTTCCAATTGCATCACTGAGACTTATACTCTTGTATTTCGAAGGTTGTGCTAAAACACGTATTGCGAGTGATGTTAGAGTTAAATAATCCAACGGTTTGAGATTTTTCAGGGTTGTTCTATACACGCGCGTATCCGCCGGTTGAAACATATCGTCCCATTTAATACCCATTTCTTCAAATAAACTATTTGTGTTTACAAATGCATTACCAAAAAGAATTCGGTGTGCGTGTAAATCTCTTTTATCTCCTGAAGGTTCCCACCAAGAACCACCCGCTGATTTTTTACGATCGTATATGATAACTTCGTGGTCTGTCGATCTAAGTATTTCCCACGCGACTGACATACCAGTTGGACCTGAACCTATAATATGAATTCGCATTTATATAAACATACAAATTTTATTTATTAAAATAAGAGTGATGTTGTATAAGCCTAAGTTAAAAAAGAGCTTAAAAAAAAGATACTACATAAACATATAAAACAATGACAACTCTTGAACAAGATTATACGACCGTACCCGGACAATTATACGCGTGTCTTTCTGTAGTAGGACCAGAGGCACCACAAAAAAACGATAAGTTTGGAATTAAAATTAGGGGCGCATTTAATTCCAGGGACGAAGCTGCATCTCATGCGAAACGTCTCCAAAAAGAAGATGCGACCTTTGACATTTACGTTGTCGATATGTACAAATGGTTATTAATTCCACCCGATCCGGTTCAAATCGAAGAAGCGCATTACGCTGACGAAAAGCTCGAGGAATTGATGTCGGGATATAGGGAAAACCAGGCACAAGCCGCCGCTATGTTTTCTGAACGTAAGAGAGATATGATGGCTGTTAAAGCACCAGGTTCCGATACGTATTTCAAGAGCGGTGACGAAAACTCGAAGTTTTATACGAAACCTGATGAACCTCCAATCAGCCACCCCGGTGAAGTATTGGAACGTCTCCAAAAGGAAAAACCTGATGCCGATATGGAAGATCTCGTTAAGGAAGCAGATGAGATTGTTGCTCAGGAAATCAGGGAACGAACTGAAAAACGTGAAGCTGATGCGAAGGAAGCGTTGGAAAATGAGGCTAAAGAAAGAGGATTCAATTCCGTGGAAGCTATGCAAAAGTTTGACGATGAAAAGGCTAAAGCCGAAAATTTGAAAATGGAGGAAGAAGCTAAGAAAGCTCAAGTTGAACTTTCGGAACAGGCGCAGATTAAGGAAGACGATGGTAAAGATGAAGAAGAGGAAGTGACGTCTAAAAATATGGAAAATGTAGACCCGGAGGAGGCGGCGTAAATTAATTTTGTTATTTAAATGTAAGTATGTTGAGTATTATATTAAACATAATCACCATTCTTATTGTTCTCACAATAATCGTCTTATTTTTAAAATTATACTATAACGTAAAAAATAAAACGGAAGAAAAAAATGTTACTGCATCCGATGTAGTTCAGGATATTATTAAAGATCCTTTGGTTGTAAGTCGAGCGTATTTTACTGAACCTAAAACTGGTAATATAGGTACATTCAAAGGTCAACAAACTCAATCTCAATACGACTGGGTAAGTGGTAAACCTTTTATCCCGGCCGAAGAATAACTGGTTGCATAGTTTTACCCATGAAAAATCCTAATAAGAATGCTACAAAAATAATAACATATCCTGTTTTATCTAAATTTGAAAAAATATCGGTTTTGTCCTGTATTTGTAAAGGCGGGTGGTTATAATATACAGGTGGTGGTGGTTGTATGTGGTCATAATAGGTTTCGTTATGATTGTGTTCATCATTACGTTCTTCTAATTCATTACTGTTTTTATTCATGAATTCTTCTGGGTTATACTCAATAGGTGTACCAACTTCAGCTTCCATATATAAAAAAAGTATCTATTTTTTTAAGCTCATTATTACTCATCTTCTTCTTCGTCATCATCATCCGAATATTCTTCGTCTTCGTCTGTATCGTCAACAACAAACCCTTTCAAGTTTCCATTTTCATCTTCATCTGGGTCGGTTTCGTATTCATCGTCGTTATCTTCATCATCTGTACAAAAATCTTCATCGCCTGTCTGTAATAAATCTTCATCTGAATCGTATTCGTCGTCCTTAAAATCGTCTTCAACTTCTTCAAATAATTCTAATCGTTCTGGTGCTTTAGAAACTCTTCCTGATCTTGTTCTTGTGTTTACAACCATACTATTAATTATTATACAGACATTTCCTTTAACTATTTTACTCACTTTCACGCTGTTCTATAACGTTATACAAATACTCAAAATACGTTCTTAAATCACTAATAATAGTATCTATATCTTCTAATTCGTCCGTATCACCTGACATAGAACTGAGCGATATTTCATTTAAATTTTCTAGTGCCCTGTTTAAATATTTTCTTGATAATTCGGTATTTGTCCTGTGTTCGAGTGCTAATTTGATATTTTCAACTAATTCACTGTGTATATCTTTATTTAAACCTGAGTATTTATAAGATTGTCTTACGAGATTATTTATTTCTGTTACGATATTGTTATCGGTATCTCTGTTAATTAAAGACGATGCAAAGTATATTACAATAGCTAGAACTACTACAGCTATCATTGCGTATCTATAATTTAGATACTATTTTTTCCGGAAGAAAATGTTCGCGGGTGGTACATTTACAAACTTGTTGAATTTTATTTTTTATTATTTTAAAATCTGTATTGTTAGTGTTACATTCACTACACGTATACGTTGTGTTTACTAAATAGTCTTTAGATTTAGATTTAGATTTAGTTTTATTTAATTTTATACTTGTTACATTAAATGTAACGTCATTTTTTACCATATGTTTATTTATAAACTCTAGAAGTATAGTATTTATGGTACGATCTATGGTATTATTATTTTCATCATCACTTTTCTTTTTGAAAAAAGATTTATTAGGTGATACATATTTCTTAACTGTACCGTCTTTGTATAAAATATCTATAATTTTAGGTGGTAATTGATGTCTTTTACCTGTAAAATCTTTACAAAACCCATAATGTCTCATAATATCAGTGGTAGAAAAACACTTTTGTGCGATTGTTTCTCCTAGTATATGAAACCATACATGGTTAGAATTATGGTTACATTTTTTATTTTCACAATAGAAAGAGTTGGTCGATACTAGAAATTGATTATTAGATTCAAACATTTTTGTGATACGCGAAGTTTTCTGACCTTCGAGGTGTTTGTTTATAAAGTTTTGTAAAAGACATATAACCTCTTGGTTTTTGAATTCATTTTTTATTTCCATTTGTGTAAAAGATGAACTTTCATTTGATTGAAACGTTGTTTTTCCTTCTATAATATTTGGTTGAGTACTTTGACTACGTATCGTTGCCATGTGTAAAAGACTAACATCTGGATGTGGTAATATAGTTTCGAGTAGCGTGAAAGGGCCTTTGTTACCTTTATAAATGAAATAGGGTAAGTATTCACCCTGGATAACTTTACCTGTATTATTACATTCTTTACACCCCTGACCAGAACACTCTTCGTGTTTAGCACGTTTATACGAAAAAGGCATACGAAAACCACTTCCTTTTGTTTTTCTATCTGAACTACCGTATACGGCAGAATCAACGACGTCTTCCCATTTTATTGAACCGTATACTAAATTTAGAGTATCTATAACATGTTCCCTTATAGCTATTGCTGAAGATCTATTCACTGTAAAACCTTCCCAGTTTATATGAACACCTGTTTTTATTAATTTATTCGAAACCTTTTTCGGTTCTGCTATAGATATTAAGGCCTGTCCGGCACCTTCAAATTTACTAACTTTATCACAAATAATTTTACATATACTTTCTACTTGATTAAGAGTTAATTCAGTTTCATCTTTATAATCGAGATCTATAAAGAAGTTATAATTTTCCGTTTTTTGTTCTACGACAAAAATCTTCTCTCCTAAAGTATAGACTTCTACACATTTTTCATAAAAATCATTCAATCTATCAAATGGCACGGAAAGGATACCCCCATCCATGAGCACATGTGATACATTGGAGTTGTTTAAGAACCCCTGTTCTCTACACCATTGTTTAAACATGGTATATACTTATAAAGTATTGGTTTTATTTTTTTATATTCATTCACTATCGTAGTGATGTCGCCAAACTGTTTTTCTAAACGATATTTCTGGATATTGTTCCTGTTCTGATAAAGATTTTTTCAAAACGAGAAGTTCGTAAACTTTATCGTCTTTATGTAATTCTGCGTACCTTTCTGCTTTATCCTGTGTGTACCCGTGTCTTTCGACGAGTAATTCCTGTATTTGAGATAGTATATAAGCCTTGGACTTCATTATTTAATAGAGAAGGTTTTTCTATTAACAGAAGTTACACACGCGTAAAATTCTGGGTTATTGAGTACGTTTTTAACTATACGATCCCACTGTTTTTTCGTGTTAAATTCTGATAAGGTTTCAAAATTCATAAAATCATTTTCATCATGGGTCCTTTTAATGGGTAATTTTTGTATTTTTTTTAAATTTGTTTTTTGTTTTTCATCGTTAAACTTCTTAACGAGATCATTTTGTTCCTGTTGCGTATAATTTACGAAAAATATGAAGACGTTATATTCTAAATCTACACCCGGACTTTCTTTTACTACAAACTTGAAGTCTGTATATTCGCCTTTCTTTAGATTCACAACACCTCTCGTTTCTTCGTCTAATTCTCGTAAGGCACATCTAATAGGATTAGGTATTTCTTTTCTTCTACACCCTCCGGTGACGAAAATCCAATCTTTGAATCGTCGGTCTCGGACAGTCAGGAACTTTGGTTTAGAACCCGTAAACATTACGGGAATGGCTATAGCTTTATATTTTTTCATTGCGCGATTGCAAGTTATAATTGAGCGAGATGATTATTCTGAAGATTTTTCTTCGCTATCTTGATTTTCTTCAAAATCTTCGTCAACTTGGGTTTCTTTTTGTTCAATTTTTTGGGCTGGTCCTGGAACTTTTACGGCTGTTATTTGGGACAAAAATGAAGATATTTTACCATTCATTCCTTTAACACTTTCCATTTCTTCCCTGGTCGTTTTAAGCTCTTTATACATATAAATAGATGCTGCGATACACATTATAATAGCAACAATTATTGCGGTTTCACGATCGAACGTAAACATAGTAAGTATACTAAACTAGAACTTCATGTTTTTAAGTTCGTATAATCGCACCCATGTGTACACCGTCTTCTTTTGGACACTCGTATCCCATTTGAGCAAATTGAATCTCCTGGTAATGTCCATCTTTACACTCCGCATTTTGTACGGGTTCTTCGTGTTTAGAGTTAATGAGATGATTCAAAGTTCCGGATTTAGGATCGTAAGTTATAATAAAAATGAAAGCTAGTAAAAAAACTAATTGCCAGAACATTTATAATAAGTGGCTAAATTAAATTAGTTCGAGTACATCAAACCACCCATACCGTTTTCGATACGGAGGATGTTGTAGTTAACACCGTAGAGGTCTTCTGTAAATGGCAAATTGTCAGAAACGAGTCTCGCGGAATCGAGTCTACTGAAATTGAGCGACCCCGTTGGTTGAATCTTCGTTGTATCGAGACAGAATGGAACCAACAATGTACCAGCATCAACCGTGGACGATTGAGTATGGTAGTAGATTGGAGCCGTGGAGAAGTGTGGTTCGTAATTTTGGGCGTCTGTAACATCTGTACCATTGATTTGGAGTTTGAGTTTGGTAAGGTTAGTGGTAAGACCGTCAAAGTTGGTTGATTTTGTTGCAATCAAATACTTCATTGGGTGGTTAAAGTTAAGTTCTTGTATTTTACCTTTGGATGCAACGGCCTTTTGTGTTTGTGTGACGATCATGTTTTGTGGTGTAGAGGACAAGTTTGTACGTTCATCCGTGTCGAGGTGGATGAATTGGGCGTACACTTCCAATCCTTCATCTATAGATTCCAATGTTCCCCACGTAATTCTCAATTCAACATCGTGGTATTGGAGCGCGACCAATGGGATCGCGGATTGGGCGTTTTCGCAAAACGAAAACCTGAGTGGGTAAAACTTATCAGCTGTGAGTGACCACGTCGATTTAGAATACGATTGATTCATAGCAACTGGTGCGAGAGTATTAATAAAAGCACCATCGTGTGTGTCGATGACTTGACCACCAATCAAAAGTTCAACCTTGGAAACTTCAGCGGTCCAATTGATAATATCACCTTTTCTATTGGCGATATAGACGTAGCCGAGCATATCACCTTTACGCTCGAACCTGATGGTAGACATACCACCGTCGGTGGGGTTGCCCTGGATAGTTTGTCTTTCGACAGTTTGGGCGAAATTTGTGTGACGTTTATAGTTGGATCTAAAAAAAGAAACTTCGGGTTGACCGACGAGGTGCGCATCTTGGGCACCGATTGCAACGAGTTGAGCAATACCTCCAGACATATTTATTATATTATACTAAGGTTTTTTATTTTTAAGCCCATGTATAATATGAAAGATTGAAAAATTGATTTACGCTGCTGCTGTAAACGAGATTGCATTCATGTAAATTTTTTCCGCACCTGATCCACCTATTTTTGATACGGTCAAAAGACCATGACTTCCTGAGGATATGGAAACATCGGTCGTAAATGCAATGTAATCTATACCTGTCGTTATTGTTTTGAGAACTTTTCTATCAGCGCTTGCTGCTAAGAGAGGTACAACGACCTGACCACCACTTGGTAAATTACTAATTGAGAGCGTGCTTATGTCACCTGATAAAGAAACAATTGGGGCTGTACCGTAACTCTTATCCTTTGCGTCTATTGTAATGGTTCCTGAACCGGATGAACTGTACGATGCCGTGATTTGTGTGTTTGTAAGCTTAAGGTTCTGTGACGTAATGTTTGACATTGCAATAACATTTGCTGCTGTAACATTACCCGTAACGTTTGCAGGTGTAGTCCCACCGACGTAAATATTATTGGTCGTTGTTAATGATGTAACGCCTGTACCTGTTATGGCAAGTGTACCTACAATACTGGGTGCTGTAGCTTTTACGACCGACCCTGTCCCCGTTACTGTAACCCACTCTGGGGCAGTTGCACCGGAATTCATACCAAGAACTTTCGACCCATGACCCGATGCCGTTAGTTTGGATAGTGTAGTTGACGTAGCACCCGCGGAACCTGATGCATATACGATGTCACCTGTTGTGTATGAGATGTGATTTGTACCACCTTTGGTTACAGGTACGGTTGGTAATCTAGCAGATGCTATAGTACCTGTAAGTTGACCTGCGGGGAGATATGTAAGCGCTGAACCATCACCACTGAATTTAGTCGAGGATAAGGTTCCTGTACTTGCCTGGTACTGTAAAGCGCCAGAATCTGAATTTAGAGTAACATCACCCGTCGCTGAGCTCAAGAATGGAACCATGAGATGAGAAGCCGATGTTGAATCTGCAGCTGTAATTTTAGCAGCTATGTTTTCATGCCAATCGGGTACACCACTCGCGAGTCGTAAATATTCACCATCGGAACCTTTACCGAGTGCTGTTAATGTAGTTCCACCGGATGCGTAGAGTATATCACCCGCGTTGTATGAGCCGATATTTGTACCACCATGATCAACGTCGAGAACCCCCGTAGTTATTTTTTCCGCGTCTAGAGCTGTTATATTTGTACCACTACCATATAAATGTGTCGAAACAACATTACCTGCGTATACGTTACCGTCATTAACCGATAATTCCATATATTTACTGGGCGATGCATTTGTAAGAGCAATTGTTGGACCAATTGGATCGCTTAGCGTGTATCCGATAAAGTATTTACTTTGGTCACCTAGGTACCCTGAAAAAACGTTTGCGGCTGGACGCGTCAAAACCGTACCTAAATGTATAGTATCGGATGAGTTATTATTGCCTAATTCAATGAGTGGATCGGTAATGCTATGAGTTTTCGTATGTTGAAACGTCGTGTTTCCCTGTACGAGTAAATTACCCGAAATTGTAAGGTTAGACCCAATGGTCATTGTGTCTACACCATCGAATTGGAGTTTTGTATCCGATACTAATTCTCCAGAATCGTTTGTAAACGGAATCTTGTAATTTCCTAACTGTGTAGTTATATCACCGGTTAACGATGGATTATCGAGTGTAGCGTTTGTTATTGTTTGTGTCCATTCGGGTGCAGTTAAATCGGATTTCATAATAAGAATTTTCGATCCATTACCCGATGCCGTTAGTTTGGATAGTGTAGTTGACGTAGCACCCGCGGAACCTGATGCATATACGATGTCACCTGTTGTGTATGAGATGTGATTTGTACCACCTTTGGTTACAGGTACGGTTGGTAATCTAGCAGATGCTATAGTACCTGTAAGTTGACCTGCGGGGAGATATGTAAGCGCTGAACCATCACCACTGAATTTAGTCGAGGATAAGGTTCCTGTACTTGCTTGGTACTGTAAAGCGCCAGAATCTGAATTTAGAGTAACATTACCTGTTGCAGAACTTATAAACGGAACTGGGAGTTGGGAAGACGATGTTGAATCTGCAGCTGTAATTTTAGCCGCTATGTTTTCATGCCAATCGGGTACACCATTATCGAGTCGTAAATATTGACCGTCATTGCCTTTACTGAGTCTTGCTATTGTATTAAGATCACTTGCATAGAGTATATCACCGGCCGAGACTGTATTTAATCCTGTACCACCACTGGGTACAGCAATTGCCCCACTTACAAATTTATCTGTTGGAATACCCGTTAATCCTGTACCCGGACCATTAAATTGTGTACTCGCGGTTATAGTACTACCCGCTATTGTATTAGCCCCTGCAATTGTACCGTATATTGCACTATTGGTATTGTCTCTTACAAATATATTACCCCCAACATCGACGTTACTGGTTGTATAAATACTCGTAAGTGCGTTCGTAAACCGAACCGTATTGGATGTAATGTTACCTTGGTTTACTATATTTTCAACCGTAAGGTTCGAAAGGTAATACGAATCGCCTCGGTAATTTTGCGCATTTACGTTACCGACGGTATCTAACGCGTATATCGAAGCTGTAGGTACATTCATTCGAACTTGACCCGTACTACCTATACTTATTCGATTAAGAGGATTGGTGTTTGCTATACCTATATAATCACCAACCGTTAATTGACTACTATGTATTCTTCCCGAAACCTGGATTTTGTTTGTATCACTATCTTGTATTAACACTGAATCGGATGTAGTTGAATATTTTGTGGCCCTTACGTTTCCTACAACAGTAATTCGATCAGTACTATTTACATTGTGTATAAAAACCTTATCGGCTACCGAAATAGCATGTGTAGGTGCCGTATTCTGAATACCTATAAAATTGGTTGTTGTATTACCATTATTGGTAGCAGATTGTAAAGTAACACCGCCTAAAAGTGTTGTAGGAACACTCGAATCAACAATTTCTTTTGTGGACGGTGAGTAACTTAAAAGGTTAGAACTCGCTATTTCCGCGACCCTTAAAGGTGCCATATACATAGACCCAGAATTCGTCGCATTAATTGCAGTATTCGAAGCATTGAAAACTATGGTATTTTCAGCTTGACTATCTGAAACGTGTTTACCAAACCGGATTTTGGTAGACCGTTCGATGGTAGGTATGTTTTTAACCATATTAATATAAGTATGTATTTTAATT